CCAAGGGCGACCCGGACCCGACGGCGTGCTCGGTCTGGGGCGTGTTCAGGCACAAGGATGGCAAGGGCAAGGTGAGCACCAACGTCATGCTGCTCGACTGCTGGGAGGACTGGCTCGGCCTGCCCGCGCTGATGAAGCGGGTGAAGAAGGAGATGCGGGCGCGGTACGGCGGCGACGAGGAGAAGCCGCTGTTCACCCCTATGGTCGGCGCCGGTATGCTCGCCACCTCGGGCCACGGAGTGGATATTCTCCTGATCGAGGACAAGGGGTCTGGCATCTCGCTGCGCCAGATGCTGATGGAGAACGGCATCGAGGCCTACGCCTACAACCCGGGCCGGGCGGACAAGCTCTCGCGCCTGCACATCGTCTCGCCTCTGTTTGCGCAAAGACGGGTGTGGCTGCCCGAGAGCGAGATGAACCCCGGCAAGCCCCGGACATGGTGCGAGCCGCTTATCGCCCAGCTCTGCGCCTTCGCCGGCGAGGGTAGTCTGAAGCACGACGACTTCGTCGATGTCTGCACGCAGGCTCTGCGCATGTGCATGGACCGGGGGTTGGTGTCGCTGGCTGTCGACAAGGTCGAGGAGCGCGAGCGGGTCGTGCGCGAGCAGTCGGAGGCGCCGGTGGAGCCGGCGGAGAACCCCTATTCCCAATAAAATTTGTATGCTAAAGACAGACAGGCCGCAGCGGTGAGACGCCACGGCCTGTCCTAGACAGACAAGCAGGAGTAGTGCCGTCATGCCTAAACACGATCTACCCAGCGTAGAGTATCTTCGTCAACTCATGTCTTACGATCCCACTACCGGGGAGCTAACGCGCATCTATTGCAAAAACATGCCGAAGATGCGCAACACACGCTTTGTCGGGCAGCCAGCACTCAACAACAAGCACCGGCAAGGCTACCGCTGCGGCTGTGTGGGCAACAGGTTAATTATGGCTCACCGGGCGGCGTGGGCCTTGTTTTACGGCGAATGGCCGGACGGGCACATAGACCACATAAACCACGACCCTGCTGACAATCGGATAGCTAACCTGCGGCTGGCTTCGCAGACAGAAAACATGCGCAATTTGCCTAAATTGAAGAACAACACGAGCGGGAGGACAGGAGTGTACCTTACCCCGAACCGCCACGGAATGCCGGGCTGGGTAGCCTTAATTCGAGTGAACCGCAAAAGCGTGTATCTCGGGCGCTTTCAAACCTTCGAGGCCGCAGCAGCCGCTCGCGCTGCTGCGGAAGCGCGTTATGGCTTCCACCCTAACCACGGTGTAGGCTCGGCGGGGAAGTCGTGTGCCTAGAGCGTTGACAGTGCCGCGGCGGCGCGTATAAAGTGCTTGCACGTAGCCGAGGAGAGACGGTGTGACCAAAGATGAACAGGACAGCGCCGCAAGGCTGGCGGACAGGGGCGATAGTTGGGTCCTCGCCGACCGGATGCAGTCCAGCAAGACATCGGACGCCCTCCGCCAAGCCCTGCGCGACCGCGACCGCTTCCAGCGCGAACGGGGCTATTGGCGCGAGCAGTACGCGCTCATGCGCGAGCAGTACGAGCCGGAGGCGGAGAACGCCATTTACGAGTCCCGGGACGGCTTCCTGTGATCGTGCTCCTTGCGGTGTGGTTCGCGTTCTCGGTGGCGCTGTTCTTGACCGCTAGGGCCATCACGGAGTAGAACCCGCTTCCATGGACGACGAGGACGAACTTCACGAGATCGACGAGGCCGACACCGGCGTCATCGACACGCCCGACGGTGGCGCTATCGTCACCCTGGACGACGGCGAGGAGGACGCCGGAGACGGCGAGCACTTTGCCAATCTCGCCGAGACGCTGCCCGATGACGAGCTCAACAGACTGGCAACGACACTGCTCGAACTGATCGGGCGCGACAAGGACGCCCGCAAGAAGCGCGACGAGCAATACGAGGAGGGTATCCGCCGCACCGGACTCGGCGACGACGCTCCGGGCGGCGCCAAGTTCTCCGGCGCGTCCAAGGTCGTCCACCCGATGATGATCGAGGCGACCGTCGACTTCGCGGCACGCGCCATGAAGGAGTTGTGGCCTGCCGGCGGTCCGGCCCAGAGCTACGTTCCCGGCGACCCGACCGAGGAGCGGCTGGAGAAGGCGGAGCGCAAGGCGCGGTTGCTCAACTGGCAGCTCACCGTGCAGTGCCAGAACGCTCGCGCCGAAGTCGAGCAGTTGCTCACGCAGTTGCCGCTGGGCGGCTCGCAGTACCTCAAGCTGTGGTGGGACGACGAGCGCAACCGGCCCGAGTTCCTGTTCGTCCCGATAGACGACATGTACCTGCCCTTCGCGGCGACCAACTTCTACACCGCGCAGCGCCGCACCCACGTCCAGTACATCACTCAGCTTGAGTACGACCGGCGGGTCAAGAGCGGCATGTACCGCGACGCCGACTTGCCCAGGCCGGGCATGGAGCCGGAGCAGTCGGCCGCCGCCAAGGCCAACGACAAGGTCGAGGGCCGCGAGTCGACCGCCTACAACGAGGATGGGCTCAGGACCGTCTACGAGTGCTACGTCACCCACGAGATCGACGGCGACACCGCGCCCTGGATCGTCACCATGGACGTGTCGACCCGCACCGTGCTCTCGGTCTACCGCAACTGGGCCGAGGAGGACGACAGCCGCGAGGAGTTGCAGTGGTTCGTCGAGTGGGCCTTCGTGCCGTGGCGCGGAGCCTACGCCATCGGTCTGCCGCACATGATCGGCGGCCTGAGCGCGGCGGCGACCGGCGCCCTGCGCGCCCTGCTCGACAGCGCCCACATCAACAACATCCCCTCGGGCATCCGGCTCAAGGGCAAGATCGGCGGCCAGTCGCTCAACATCCAGCCGACCCAGATCGCGGATGTCGAGGGGTCGGCCATGGTCGACGACGTGCGCAAGGTGTTCATGCCCTTGCCGTTCAACCCGCCCTCGGCTACGCTGTTCGAGCTTCTCGGCTTCATCGTCGAGGCTGGGCAGAGCGTCGTGCGGACGACCTTCGAGAACCTCGCCGACGGATCGCCCAACGCGCCGGTCGGCACGACGGTGGCTCTGATCGAGCAGGGCATGGTGGTCTACTCGGCCATCCACGAGCGCAACCACGACTCGGCTGCGCGGATGCTGCGCATCATGCACCGGCTCAACGCCGACAACCTCGACGAGGGCGCGGTGGTCGACGAGGCTGGCCAGCTTCTCGCCCGGCGCAGCGACTTCACCGGGCCGATGGACGTGGTGCCGGTCAGCGACCCGCATGTCTTCTCCGAGACCCAACGGTTCGCACAGGCCTCGACCGTGGTGCAGCGCGCCGCGCTCCAGCCAGACCTTTACGACCGGCGCGAGGCCGAGCAGTATTTCCTCGAAACGCTGCGCATCCCCAACGCCGACAGGTTCCTCGTTCCCAGCATGGAGCCGCGCGAGGAGAACGCCGTGCGTGAGAACGTGCTGGCGAGCGTAGGCAAGCCGCTGGTGGCGATGCCCCGGCAGGACCACATTGCGCACCTGAAGGCGCACATCGCCTACATGATGAGCCCGGCGCTTGGCATGAGCACGCTGATCGCCCCCAAGGCGCTGCCAATCCTGCTGGACCATCTCTCGCAGCACGTCGCCATGTGGTACTCCGCCATGACCTACGCTCTGATCGCGCAGACCAGCGGCGTCGACGTGGAGAAGGAGCGCAAGATGGTGCGCACCGCCGAGGACCGCCGGGCTTTCGACCGGATGCTGGCCGAGGCCGCCACGCTGGTGGTCGAGGAGGCCGCGTCGGCCTTCGCCGAGCTCCCGGCCGCCATCCAGCAGGCCCAGCAGCTCATGCAGCAGTTGCAGCAGGCCAGTGCTGCCGGCGACCCGGTCGCCGTCGCCATGGCCGACGTGAAGCGCAAGGAGGCCGCCGACGGCCAGAAGGCGCAGATCGAGCAGCAGAACCTCAAGCTGGAGGCCATGCGCGACCAGCTCGACGCACAGGGCCGCCAGCAGGACCGCGAGGCGGAGACCGAGCGCGAGGCCATGCGCCAGCAGGGCGAGAGCCAGCGCGCCGGGCAGAACAACCAGTCGCGCGAGGGTATGAACGACCAGGACAACCTGACCGCGCTGCAACTCGCCGATATGGAGATCGCTTCCAAGGAGGAGATCGCCAAGGCGCAGGACTTCGGGCCAAACCCCGACCGCAACTTCAACCCCGACTCCAATTTCGACCCGAACCCCAAGCCGTAAGGACAGACCATGGCCAAGGAACCGACCAAGACCAGCGCCGCGCCCAAGCTGACGCAGGAGAACACACCCCGGCATAAACTGTTGGCCATGGGCCAGCCGGCGGGCTTCGAGACCAAGGTGGACCGGCCCGCGACCAAGCCGTGAGGCTGGAGGACATCAAGCGGTGTCTCGACGAGGAGGCCCAGAAGGCGGCGGTTGCCGCCGTCGAGTCGCCCGGGGATCGCACTGCATTCGCCTACGGCCACGCTGTCGGCTACTACGCGGGCTTGCGCCAGGCGGCGGAAGCGATCATATCCATGGTCGCGGATCGGCATTCCCGCGACATGGACTTGTAAGGGAGAGACTGAGTGCTTGAAGTAGGAAACAGCATCGCGTTCGGTTACGACAGCATCGAGGAGGCGTTTCCGTTGGTGGACGCCGGCATCGAGCCGCTGGGAAGCCGGGTGCTGGTGCAACTGCGCGCACCCAAGAAGAAGACCAAGGGAGGCATCATCCTCACCGCCGATACCCGGCAGACCGAGTATTGGAACACGCACATTGCACGGGTGCTCAAAGTCGGGCCGGTCGCCTTCCGCGACCGCAAGACCATGGACCCGTGGCCCGAGGGCGCGTGGGTCGAGGCAGGGGATTTCGTATGCGTGCCGCAGTACGGCGGCACTCGCTGGAACGTCACCGTTGGCCACGGCGATGACGAAGACCATGTCATCGTGGCGCTGTTCAACGATCTCGATCTGACGGGCAAAGTGCTCGGCGACCCGCTCGCCGTCCGCGCTTTTGTCTGACTGACCGAACCGGAAGGAGCCGGATTATGGACGATCCCAAGGACGGCGCACTCGCGCCCGAAGAAGAACTCATCGTTATCGACGAGGAGGAAGAGGCCCTCAAGGCCGCCAAGGCCCCTGCGGAGGACGACGAGCGGCTCGGTGCCGACGATGGCGAGAGCGACGAGGACGACGAGGATGAAAATCCCGACGACAGCCCGGCTGAATCTCGCGAGAAAAGCCGGCTGCGCGAGCGCAACAAACGCCGTCGCGCACTTCAGAAGGACGCCCGCGAACGCGAGCGCATGGAACTTGAAATCCTGCGCCGCGAGGTCTCGGAACTGCGGCAGGGCTTCAACCAGCAGCAGCAGGCGACGCTGGGCATAAACGAGCAGGGCCTCGATGCCCGGCTGAACCAGACGCTGGATGACATCCGGCAGGCCGAAATGATCCACGCCAAGGCCATCGAGGCGGGCAACGGCACCGACGCCGTCGCCGCGCTGCGCATCCGCGATCAGGCCATCTTCGACGCCAACCAGCTCAACGCCGCCAAACAGCAGTTGCAGCAGACCCGGCAGCAACAGACCGCACCGCAGGTCGACCCGCGTGTCCAGACCTACATGGGCCAGTGGCAGGCGGCCAACCCGTGGTACGACCCGCAGGGCGCCGACCGCGACAGCACGCTGGCCCGCCAGATCGACGCGGAAGTCGCGCGGGACGGTTACGACCCGCGCAGCATCGACTATTGGGAGGAAGTTACCGCGCGTCTGGCGGAGCGCTTCGAGCCCGCCCAGAAGACCGCCAAGCGCAAGGGGCCGCCCGTCGGCGGCCAGCGCGAGCACGCCACCTCCAGTCGTACGGAAATCCGCGTGACACCGGAACGCAAAGCCGCTATGATCGAGCTTGGTGTTTGGGACGACCCGAAAAGTCGTAACGACTACCTGAAGGCCTATGCGGACTACGATCGCAACAATGCGTCACGCTGACAAGGAGCGAGATACTGTGACCGACACCTCCGACGAACGCCTGAAATCCCTGCCGGACGGCCTTGACCTGGTCGGTTCCCGGTCTGCTCGCCGAGACAGCGACCGCGCGGCTTCCAGCCGCGAAGTGGCGCAGAGCCGCGAGTACGACGACGAGGAACTGCTCGACCGTTTCCGGTTGCAGAGGCATACCTCTGCCCTGCCCGACCTTCCGGTGCCTCCGGGCTACCGGGTCATCTGGCTCACAACCCAGAACCCCAACGACTCGATCCGCCGCCGGATGGAGCTCGGCTACGAACCCATTTACGGCCATGAAGTGCCGGGGATGGAGACGGCCGCGACCCGTGAAGGCGAATACCAAGGGATCGTGGCGATCAACGAGATGCTGGCGTTCAAGCTGCCCGAAAGACTGTGGCAGGCTTACATGAACATCAACCATCATCAGGGGCCGATGGAGGAAGAGGACAAGATGAAGGCCAACGCGGACGCGATGCGTGCCATGGCCGAAAGGGACGGCGTCTCCCTCATCGAGGAAGAGGGCTACAGGAACTTCTCTGAACCCGCCCCCCGGAAAGTCAGCTTCAACTAAGGCGCTGCCCGGCCCGGGGATCAACCCCAACCCTTTCAGAAGGGTAAAAGGCCATGTCTTCGACTTCAGCCCCTTTCGGGCTCAAGCCTGCGTACCACCCCTCGGGTGTTGTCAGGCCGACGGCGTATTCCATCGCCACGGGATACGCGACTGCCATCTACCAGTACCAGCCGGTCAAGCTCGCCGAGGGCGTGATCGAGGCTGCCGCCGTCAACGACCGCTTCATCGGCACCTTCTCGGGTGTCGAGTGGACGGACAGCGACGGGCGCCGCCGCGTCTCCAACAAGTGGACCGCGTCGACGGCCGGCACCAACATCGTCGCCTACGCGACGCTTGACCCCGCGATCGTCTATGAAATCCAGTCCAACGCGGCCATGACCGTGGCGGACATCGGTGCTCAGTACGACTTCACCGCGGCGTCCGGCAACGCCACCACCGGGCTGTCTTCCCAGATGCTCGACGTTGCTTCGGTTGCGAACAACGCCGCGCTGCGCGTCATCGACCTCTCGCCGGGGCCGAACAACGCATGGGGCGACACCTACGTCATCGTTCAGGTCCAGATCAGCGAACACCAGAATGTCGCTGATGTGGCTGATTATTGATACTGACGACCAATGACCCACTACGCCTACATCCATGCCCGGCCTGACACCACGGACCTCTCTGGGGTGTTTTACGTCGGCAAGGGTGCGGGCAGGCGGTTCCGTCCGGCTATCCGGCGTAACCGGCACCATCAAAACGTGGTTGGAAAATACGGCGCCGAGAACATCCTGGTAGGCAAGGTCGAATGTTCGAGCGAAGCTATCGCTCATGAACTGGAGACGGGTCTCATTAGGTGCTTGCGGCGTGCAGGCGTGAAACTGGTCAACCTGACCGACGGGGGCGAAGGCTCCTCCGGCTACAGGATGCCTTCGGGGACGAAAGCTGTCATAGCTGAGAACTCGAAGCGCAGGTGGGAAGACCCTGAGTTCAAGGCAAAGCTGTCGGAAACGCAGCGGCGTGCGCAGCGCGATCCTGCTTGCTTCACCGAGAAGAAGCAGGCGTCGTCTCTTCGCAATGCTGAGGCTGCCCGTGCGGCGCTACAGAACCCGGAAACCCGCGAGCAGGCCAGAACTAAGAATTCCATCAAATCCCGCGAAATGTGGGCCGATCCCGATTTCAGGGACGCCATGAAAGTGAAACACGCCTCTCTGTGGACCGACGAACGCCGGAAGGCAAAGTCTCTACAAGTAAAAGGGCGTATCCGCATGACGGACGGAACTAACGAACGCAACGTATCGCCTGAAGACGTAGAAGAACTGCTTAGGCAAGGATGGGTTAAAGGACGGAAGCCCAGCACAAGAAAGGAATATTAAAATGGCTGTTCCTATGCGTTCAACCGATTTCCGCAGCATTAACTGACAGTGCCCTCATGCCGCGAGGCATGTTGAATAACCTCCTCTGATTGACTTGGAAGCCCGGAAGCGGGTGACAAGGGGCAAGCAAACGAAAGTTGTGCAGCCTGAACGACTAAGTGAGGAGGCCCTCTGGCAACAGAGGTGATGCGATAGTCTGAGCCCCGGTATAACCCAAGAAGCCGGGGAGGGGAATCCGAAGAGGTTCCCCCGCCAGCCGCGAGGTTGGTCAGTAGGCGAAAGCTGAAAGTAACAGAATGTGTGGAACCAATCCTGAACAAGGAGTTCGACGGTCTCTACAACCAGCGCGACGACGAACAGTCGCAGGTGTTCAAGGAGTTCACCGGCACTCCCCGCAACTATCACGAGGAGCCCGTGCTCTTCGGCATGGGCGCGGCGCCGGAACTCCCCGACGGTATGCCTGTGACCTATGACGCCGGCGGCGTCCTGTTCATCGCCCGCTACATCTACAAGGTCTACGGTCTGGCGTTCGCGCTGACCAAGGTGCTTGTCGAGGATGGTGACCACATCAGGATCGGCGCGACCTATTCGCGGCACCTGGCGCAGTCGCTGGTCGAGACCAAGGAGACGCTGGGCGCGAACATCCTGAACCGGGCGTTCAATGCCAGCTACACCGGCGGCGACGGCAAGGAACTGTGCGCGACCGATCACCCGATCGCGAGCGGCAGCACCTTCAGCAACGAGCTGACCACGCCGGCGGCACTGTCCCAGACTTCGCTGGAGCAGATGCTGATCCAGATTCGCAACGCCGTGGACAACAACGGCAAGCGCATCCGGCTCACCCCGACGCAGATCGTCACCGGCCCGAGCAACGTCTTCCAGGCGGAAGTGCTGCTTAAGTCGGCCCTGCGCACGGGCAACGCCAACAACGACGTGAACCCCGTCAACACGATGAACCTGCTCAAGAAGGGTCAGGCCAATCTCTCGCGCGTCACCTCGACCACCGCGTGGTGGGTCCAGACCGATGTCACCGAGGGCCTGAAGCTGGCCAAGCGTCGCGGGCTGGAGAAGTCGATGGAGGGCGACTTCGAGACTGACTCGATGCGTTACAAAGCAACGGAGCGCTATGTGTTCGGTTGGACGGATCCGCGCGGCATCTACGGCACCGCAGGCGTGTAAAGCGCTGATTTCTGCCGTTTCTATTCGACGCCCCCGGTTCCGCAGCCGGGGGCGTTTTTCTATTCGAGAAGGGTTGACTCTAGTATAAAGGGCTTTATAGTTCTCGTTGTCACTTACGACAGGAGAGCAATTCATGCCCGCAGACACCATCCAGCAAGTTGTCGCCCGTTTCCCCCGGCAGGTGCAGGACCGTTACGACTTCAGCCAAGCCGTCTACACCGGCGCGCTAAACCGCATCACCGGCATCCTGTGCCCGGCGCACGGCCCTTTCTCGCAGTACGCCTCACAGTTGCGCAAGGACGGCTCGGGCTGCCCCTCGTGTGGAGGCGAGGTGCGTGCCTCCCGCCGCAGGCTGGACGCCGATAGCGTCCTTGAGCGCGCCAGAGCGGTCCACGGCGATCGCTACAGCTACGATAAGATGGTCTACCAAAGCGGCGCCAAACACATAATTGTCACCTGCCCCGAGCATGGCGATTTCAGGACGCTGCCCATCAACCACATCAACAAGGGGCAGGGTTGCCCGCAGTGCGGCGCGCTCAAGCGCGGGCACCGCAAAGATGTGGGTGCCGCCGCGCGCAAGACAGCGGACACCAAGCTGGCGCAGCACAAGGCCAGCTTTGAAGCGCAGGCCCGCGCGGTTCATGGCGACCGCTACGACTACAGCCGTGTCGATTACGCCGGCAGGCGCTCCCAGATCGAGATCGTCTGCCCGGACCACGGCCCTTTTCTGCAAGTAGCCGACAAGCACCTGACCCGTGCGCACGGCTGCCCTGAGTGCGCGCACCTGCGCTCTAAGGGCGAAGCCGAGATATTTGCCTTCCTGTCCATCTTCGAGAAGCCCCGATCACGGGTCCGTGACGTGGTGCCGCCAAAGGAGCTCGACATCTGGCTGCCTGAGTACGAGTTGGCGGTGGAGTATTGCGGTGAGTACTGGCACGCGGCCAGTTCGCCCGAGGACGAGAAGCAGGCACGCACCCGGCATCTGCTCAAGCACAACGCCTGCGCCGCAGCGGGTATCAGGCTGTTGACGGTCTACGAGAGTGAGTGGCACGACCGCGCGCCGGCGATAAAGCGGATGCTGCGCAACGTGATCGGGAAGACCCACGGCTCGCTCATGGCGCGCAAGTGCGGGGTCGGCCCGGTTCCGCAGCAGGACGCAGGGGTGTTTTTCGACCGATACCACGTGCAGGGTGGTGGTGGCTGGGGCATTCACTACGGGCTATTCTACTCGGGCAAGCTGGTTGCCTGTATGCGTTTCGTGCTAGGGGCCAACGACCGCGGTATCGGCGCGGATCGCATGTGGACCCTGACGCGCTACGCCACCAGGCTCCCTGTCAAGGGCGGCGCGTCCCGGCTGTTCAAGGCGTTTCTGGACGAGCACCAGCCGGAAACAGTCAAGTCTTTTTCGGACACCCGGTATTTCAGCGGGGGCATGTACCGGCAACTCGACTTCGATATGGAGCACGAGTCGGAGCCTGACTACCAGGTGTGGCACCAGAAGCTCGGCTTGCTGCCGAAGACCGCGTGGCAGCGCAAGAACATCCCGGCGCGTATCCGTGAGCTACGGTCGGCGGAGCAGTTCGACCCGAACACAGACCATCGCAGCGAGCGGGACATGACATACCTGCTAGGCGCTCGCCGACTGTTCGACTGCGGAAAGCGCCGTTGGGTCTGGCACGCACAGCCCGCTTCCCAAGGCCCGGACCCTGTGATATGAGGACCAGCGTCACGGCTTCTCTTACCGAAGGACCAGCAACATGGCGTTCCTCGATACCAACATCACCCGGTTTCCCAACGGCAGCACCAACGTCGGCAGTACCGATGTTTTCGGCAGCATGGCCCAGCAGGACCCGACCAAATTCCACGAGTACTGGGACGACTTCAACGTTTACAACGCCAGCGACTGGGTCGTCACCGAGACGCAGGCCGGTGCCACGCAGGCCCTGACCGCCGGTGACGGCGGCTGGTTGCTGCTCACCAACAGCGCCGCCGACAACGACATCATCGCCCTCCAGAAGACTCCGGCGGCCTTCACGCTCGCAGCAGGCAAGAAGGCGTTCTTCAAGGCTCGCTTCAAGGTGTCGGATGCGACGCAGTCGGACGTGGTATTCGGTTTGCAGGTGGTAGACACCACGCCGCTCGATGTCACCGATGGCATCTACTTCCTCAAGGCCGACGGCGCGGCCACGGTCGACTTCATCTGCCGCAAGGACGCCACGACCGGCTCTACTTCGGCCTCGGCGGTCGCGACGCTGGTCTCCGACACGTTCATCACGCTGGCGTTCTATTACGACGGTATCGACAAGGTGTTCTACGCAGTCGACGGCGTGGTTGGCGGCAGTCTCGACGCCTCCTCGACGTATTTGCCGGACACCATCACCACGGTCAGCTTCGCGGTGCAGAACGGCGAGGCCGTGGCCAAGACCATGACAGTGGACTTTGTGTACGCCGCGATCCAGCGCTGATCGCGCCAGCGATCGGTAGGTAGCAAAGGAGCCGTTGAATGCGCCGCATCATCCTTACGACGACCGACGCCAGCGGCGGGACAAAGACCTCCGAGTCGGCGATCATCGACATCCACGGCCGCCCGGAGTTCTCCTTGCAGCTCGATGTCACGGGCGCAGCCACCTGTACCGTCCAACAGACGCTGGACGACCTGTTCGATACCTCGATCACGCCAACGTGGTTCGACCATCCTGACACCAATCTGGTCGGGGCGACCACCCACGTGCAGGGCAACTACGCCTATGTGCCTGGC